GTAGTCATTCGTGACATAGGATCCGGCGTCAAACAAGTACCGCATTTCCACGTCCGTGTAGGGATACGTGACAGATCCGTTTTTCGTCGCGCCCGTGTATATCAGGCATAGCACGAACGGCGCGACAAGTAGCGCATCGACCTTGTGCCGCTTGATCCACTCCACGATCGGCAGCAATATCCGCGACACGCCGAAAAGCAAGACGGCAATTCCGATCGCGAGAAGCGAATATATCGCCACGCTTGCGAGTACCGTCTGGTATATGTCGTAAAAGCTCATGGCGCAACCGTAAGGGTGAGAACCGTGTTGCCCGAAATCGTCGCCGTGCCGACCGAATACTTTACGCCATTGAGCATAATGTACTGCATCGAGACAGGCGCGGCATTGTTTATGTACGTCTCGCCTCCGACTTCATACGTCGCCTTGACGAATAGAGGCGAATACGCGCTCTTGCCTTGAACTTGCGCCACGTATGCGCCTGACGTTCCAGACCATGAGACATTTGCGAGACAATCGGAATCCGTCTCGGCCTTCCAATTCTGCGTCGCGAGAGATTGACAGACGTACAACGTTGGATGCACATCGGAAACGACTGAATACCCAATCTGCAATTTCGTCGGCGTGAATCCGCTGACAATCTGGCAGCTTGAAGCGTCCGCGCCGATCGTGCGTTTGCTACCCTTTACGATCTCAAAGAGGGAATTGCCCTCGTCGTCTGAAATCCTGAAAAATCCATTTGTCAGACCGCCCGTTTCCGTGACCGTGCCGTTTGATTCGAGAACCCAAATCGCGCCCTCGGTAGTGACGGTGCGCTGATACGCGAGATTGGCCGCAATCGCGATTTTCTCCGAACTGATCCACGTGTACCCGTCCGGCGCGTACTCGCCCGTCGTGGAATCGTAGAAGCCCCATGCGCGATCGGCCTTGTCTGCAAGTGCCGTGTCGATAGCGGCCTTGCCGTAGTAATTCGACGGCATGAAATAATCAAATAGCCAATTCCACCGCGTCATTTCAGACCAAATCCGCGACCATGACGTATCGGGTAGCCGAATCTCGACGTATGCCTCTGGCGTATGCGTCACGCTGTTGTAGTTCGTCACAACAAATCTCGCGTCTTCCGCGTTCAAGTGCGCGCCGATCGTCGCGACCTGACCGGCAAGAGTCGCGCCGTCGGTCGAGGAATACGCGCCAACGTCGGACGCGCCAAGAGTCACGTTTGAAGAAAGCGGCTTGGAGTTGACTGTGCGAGACGTCGGAACGTAGCCGGAAAGCGACTGGTGGGACGTGAGCGGGGTGATTGTCGAGCCCTTGACGTAGATCGTGCCGTTAGTAAGGCCGATTGAGGGGTCGGTTTCTTCCGATGATATGCCAAGCCCTTCGACATAGACTTTCGTGACGATGTTGGACACGGTGCCGGGCGAAGCCGCTCCGATGTCCGCGGGCTTGGTCGGAACTGGCCCTGCGATGTAGTGGCGGGTCAATGTGTAATGGATCCCTTTATCTATGAACGACAGAATCGTATCGTCTTCCAATCCGTCAACATATATGTCAACTGGACTCGCCGTTTCGTATTGAATATGCCATTTCTCTCTGTCTTCATCATACCTCACATAGTTTATCTTTATATACGACGGTTCGCATGTCCACTCGCTCCACCAGCCCGCTTCGAGTTCGGCGCGGGTGGCGTAGTTCGTCATGGACTGCGACTGCACCGCGTTCATCGCGGCATTAGAGACCGCCGCGTAGTTCCCCGGCGCGGGTGCAGTCGCCTCGATGGTCGCGACAAGGGTATCATTTGATACCGTGAAGTCGGGCTCGGGAATCGCGCCGACCGCAGTTGCAAGCTGCCCCGTCGTCGCGTACTCGTCCATGTTGGGGCGTTGCGACACCGCAGTCCATGGTATCGCATTCGTGGGGTATGGCAGTGCGTCTTGCTTGCCGCTGATTGCAGCGTCGGTGTATTCTTTGGCCGCTGCGCTGGCAACCGCGACATTGCCGGTAGTAGCCAAGTCTGACACGTCAACCACAACGTTGGTGACAACCTGTTCATCGTTGTAGATCGTTCCCTTCGGAGCGGTCTGCACGTCCACGGTCGCGCCGAACGCCGGAAGAAGAGCAAGGGCGAACGCCGCCACAGTCCCGCCAAGCCGCCGCAGGATTTCGTGTATTTTGCGCCGCAAGTCTTCGTCCGTGTAGCGTTCCGGCAAGCCCTCTATGCCGTACAGCCCGCCGCGCACGTCGATGTATATCGCGCTGTCCGAATGCACGTCCGCCGCGCAGTCCGTGACGCACAGCTTCGCGTCCGCGTTCCGGATCGTGGTAGTGCCGCCGCGCTCGTCTTCCATCCACACCCGCACGGGGTATGCGCCCAGGGACATGGGAGCCGTTTCCTCCGCCGTGAAGGAGAATGTCAGGATGTCGCCAGCCGCAACGCCGGAGAATGAACGCCGCGCACCTTGGTACTCAAGGTGTACGGTCTTGCCGGAATAGTCGAATCCCTGCGCCAGCGCAAGCGTGATAGCCGCCGTCGAGTCGCCTTTCAAGAATTTTGTCATGTTACCTCCTGTCTATGGCCGTTAAATCAAGCCTTTATCCGCAGTCCGTCCGGTTGCATTTCCGCCTTTACGATTAGTCCGCCTTTGCTCACCGTCAGGCGGCATCTGCGCAGATCGTGGTATGCGCTGTTCTGCGCTGGCTTCGTCACAAGGCAATACACGTCCATGTCGAATCCGTTCTGGTCTCCTGCCTCCCACGTCCAGAGCGCGCTGCCCGAAAGGTCGCCGTTTACGACGGGTTCGGAACCATCGTCGCTGTGGTCTACCTTTGTGCCGCATTTCTTTGACGGTATAACGCTTTCGTCGATGCTCACGACAACCGGCATGTCGGGTGTCGGGTTGTCGGGGCGCTGTAGCTTGATTCCAAATCCCTGACACAGATTGTTGAGGAACGCAACAATCTTGTTGTATTCAGAGACTGAGAACTTGAACTTGCTTTTAAGGCTCTTGAGGTGGAACATGCGCTTCGCTCCTTTCCGCGATCACGACGATGACGACGGGAACACGGAAAGCGCTGCGCCGCGCACATACGTACCGTTCACGTACAAGGCGGTCCATTTCTCCGTCTTCACGACATCGTACCCGCCGCAGGGATTCACACGGCGGCGTCCGCACTTGATCGAATGGTACTCGAAAACCTCCGTGCCGGATGTGTTTAGGTTCGTGACTTCCAGCACGTCGCCGGACATCAGGGATTCGGCCTGTGAAAGCGTGACGCCCGCATACCGCGTGACCTTCTCGCGGATGCGGAACGTACACCATTCGTAGTTTGTCCACGTGTTGATGCCGTTGCTGACCCCGTATGAGTGCATCCCGTAGGGCTGCCAATACACGTCGTCGGATTCAAGTATCGCCTCCGTGGGGTTGGTGTTAGTCCATGCCATGCCCTTACTCCTCCGCTGTTATCGCATCCTGTATGGCCTCCAGCGCGTCGGCGCAAGCCTGTGTCGCCTCGGCTGTTGTACGTGCGTACTCTTCCGCCGCCGCCTTTTCCTCGCGGGCAAGGGCGACGCGGCGTATAAGCTCGTCGTCGTCGGACAGCCGGTCGGACGTGCGCCAGTCGCGGAAGCGGTCTTTGAGCTTCGAGAAGTCCTTGTCGAACTGCTTCTGCGCCTCTGCGTCGGCGCGTTCCTCCGCAAGCTGCGCCGTCCACGAATCGCGGTCGCGGTACCATCCCCAAGCCTGGCTTTCCTTGGCGGTCGCCTCGGCAAGCCGGGACTTCGCGTCCGCCTCTTCCTTCTGCGCACGGCGGTATTCGGCTTCCTGCGCCTTGAGGTCTGCCCGCCAGAGCCGTTCGCGCTCCTTGGCGATCTCGCGCTCAAGGGCAAGGCGGGTCTTCTCTTCCTCTTCGGCGGCTTTCTTCGCGGCCTCCGCCTCGGCCTTGGCCTTGGCCTCGGCGTTCTTCTTGTCGATCTTCGCCTGTGCCTCGGCAAGCTGCTTCTGTATGCGCTCCTTCTCCTTAAGCTCCGCCTCCGCCGCCTCCCGCTCCTGTTGCGCGGCGCGTTCTGCGGCGCGGCGTTTCGCGTCCTCGGCTTCGCGCTTCTCCTGCTCGGCCTGTTCTTGCCTCGCGTCCTTCTGCTCGCGCTCCTTCAACAGCCTTTCACGCCCTGCGGCGATTGATGCCTGTCTGAAAGTGCCGCCGCCCATGAGCGTTCCCACGTACCCGCCTATGGCCGCGCCGCCTTGCTCGGCTGTGTCTCGCACCCATTTGTAGGCGGCATACAGCTTTTCAAACGCGCTTGCAACGGTGCGCACCGTGGCGGCGATTCCCTGCAATGCCCTGTTCGCGTTCTGCGCCCATCGGTCAATGCTTCCGTCGGAGCGGACGCGCTTTAGCCACGACAGCAACGCCTGCAACCCGTCTTTGCACGTTTCCATGCAGGCGGAGCCGAAGTCTCGCAGGGTGTTGTCCCATTGCGACTTTATCGCGCCAATCAGCCCGTCGCCGGTCTGTTCCGTCTCGGCCATCGCGCCCTTGAACTTGCCAAGCTCCGCAGTGAGCGTTTCCCAAATCTGCTGTACGCTTGCGCCGGACTTCTGCAAGTCGTCCAGCTTCGCCGCGACCTCCGGCGTTATCGCGCCCATGTTGCGCAGGCCCATTGTCGCCCGCGTAAGCGGCTGGCCGTCGCGGATTATGGCGTAGGCGCGGCCAATCTCATGCGCAAGGTTCTGTATCGGCTGGCCCGTGGCCGCTGCCGCGTCGCCCACAAGCTCAAGCGACTTCTTGAACCCCAGTACGCCGTCCGACATTATCATCATCTGCCGTGACGCGGCGGCGAACTCTTCAAGAGAGAACGGCGGAGTGTTGCCCATTTCCTGCAACATCCGCATGTGCGCCCGCGCCTCGTCCATGTTGCCTATGAGCGTCTTGAACTGCACGGTCATCTTCTCGAACGCAAAGGCTTTCTGCATGAAAGACATCGCCTGAGAAAACGCCGTGCGCAGCATCCCTATTCCGGCGCGAATGTTCTGAAGGTTGCTTCCAACGGAAGCGGCAAACGACTTCAAGCGGTTCAACGCCGATTTAATGGCGTTGCCCGTCGCGTCCTTCGCGCCTATGATGTATTCAACTACCTTGTTCACGCTTCGCCCTCTCTAAAGTGACGCGCTCAAGAATCATGCTTTTCACGTTCGCAAGGTTCGTCAGCGCGTCGTTTAGTTCAAAGGTCATCTTCTCCGCAGCGTCCGCGCCGAACGCGCTCTTGAGCTTCGCCATGCGCCGGTAGGTGTTCACCATATCGACAACGCTCTTGCCGAACAGCCACGATTTCGCCGGGATGCCGCTTTCGGCTTCGAGCATTACCGCGAAGTGCGCCAAGTCCGTCGCCTGTTCGTCTGGCGCGGAAGCTGGCGTCCTCTCTCGCACGTCGTGCGGCCTAAGGCCATAGCAGCGGTTCTTCGCCACCGTCAGTTCCGCACGGTGGCAGGCAAAGCGGAGCGCGGTCTTGACTATCGCCTTTCGCGCCGTCCACTTGTCCGTAAGGTCGATGAACGCATTCGGGTTGCGGGCGTTGGCAAGCGCGTAGGTCTGCGCCCATCGAAACATGGACGAGCCTTTCTTCCACCACGTTGCGGCGTATTCCTCAAGCCACATGAGCGCACCCGCCGTAAGCGGCCACAGGTAAACGCCCTTGCACACCTTTACGGGTTGTTCGCATAGGTCGGCGTTTATGTCCGAATACGGGTTGTTCACGCGCTCCACGGCATGTACAAGTGCCTCCAGTTCGTCAGCCGTCATGTCGGCGGCTGTTATGCCTTGGTCGCGGAAGTCCTGAAGGACGCTTTTTAGCCGTAAACTCATGTCGTGCGCTCGTTTCGTTCGCTTTCCGTTTTTGGAACCTATATCAATGATATAGGTTCAACCTCTCTCATTGATATAGGTTCACGGGGGCAGGGAGCCGCCCCCGCTCCGCGACAAACCCGATTGAAAGCGCGGAATCGGGGGCGTTCGCTCATCATGCCGCCGCAGATACGGCGAAATGCTTTTCGTAAACGATGCTGCCCGTGGCAATGGCGGTGTTCGAGTCGCCGTCCTGTTCGCTCGGCGTCCCCCAGCCGGACGCAAAGCCGCTGCCGTTGCCGGAGAACGTGGGCTTGCCGTCCACGCCCGTTATAGTGACGGTGAGCGTCACGTCGCGCATTCCCTTCTTGGTGCCGTATGCGCCCGTGCCGTCCGTCTCTTCGACATGCTGGCAAGTGCAGGCGATCTGCACCGACTTGGCGGCGACAAGGCCGGAGTAGATGCCGGGTATGGTCGCCGGACAGCCAAGGGCGCGGGCGGGCAGGGTAATTGCGTCGTCGCCCGTGGACGGAAGGGCGAAGGTGCCGCCGCCCGCTGCCGTGTTCTTCTGCACGGAAAGCTTCGGGAACTCCGTCTCGGCGTATGTCAGCAGCCACTCGATGATGCCGGAGCCAAGCGTGGGAACGGTGATCGTGTCGTTCTCGCCGTAGTCACCGCCAAGGGTGAACTCCGCAGTCTCGGTGTTCTGCTCGCCCCAATATGCGTGGGCGTGTTCGTCGCCGGAAGACGTAAGGGCCTGCGCCCTCTGCTTCTGCTTCTGCCTGCTGACGCTTTGCAGCATCCAGCCGGTGACGGATATAGTGCTTGTAGGTGTGAACATTTCGCGCTCCTTTCTGTGCTTTGTCCTCTGCCTATAGCCGTTTAATCAATAACCCGCGCGCGGAACGGCACGTCCCGCAGCACAAGCACCGGCTTGATGTCGTATGTCACGATAATCTCACGCTTCGCTCTTGCGGATAGGCTCGTAGATTGCCCTCCCTCGACTACGCCGGTTGGGTATATGTCAACATCGGGGTAATCCGCTTGCAGAACCCACGACATGTGCGACATAAGCAGCCCCTTCATTTCGAGCAAGATGTCGAAGTCCACGCTTGCCGTCGCCGCGTCCGCGCTTATCGTGGCGGTAGCGGGCACCATTTCGAGGTAGAAATACACGCTTTCCGCGAAGTTGGTGGCCGTGGTGCTCCCTGTGATTTCCTTCCGCCGCTTCACCCGCGCGGCAATGATAAGCCCGCAGTCGACGGTTTCTCCTGCATAGTTCGTAATTGCGGAGCAGCAATCTGAAACGCCGAAGACATACGGCCCGGCCTGCATCGGCCATTCGATGTCGTAGCTGGACTTGTTGTATTGGTCGAGCGGGACGGCCTCATACTTGTTCGCGTTTGATGTCTTCTTGTACGACATTGGCTTGGTCGTTTGCATTGTGCGGCTCATCTCAAAGTCGTATAACGTGTAATACATGTCATTGGTCACGGTGGTTGTCGTGTCCTTCCAATCGCTGAGGGTGTAGCCGCTCATGTACGTGTATTCCGTGCCGTCCACCGTGTATGTCGAGGACGTTGTACTCTTGATGCTTCTGCTTGTGGACACTCCCCTCTGGATGTTGGTGGCGCAACCGTTAAGGGACGCACCCTCAGTGACGATGGTGTCGAACGCGGCAAGCGTGGCGTATGCGCACTGAATATTCGTGAACGCCACTGGCGAGCCGGTCTCCAGCACAGGGAAGACGAGCGTTGCGGCGTCGGTTAGGTTGGACTGCACCACGAATAGCGTGGCGTTGTCCATCATCGCGAACACGTCCTGGTTGGTGTCGGTGGAGCCGCTGACGATGATGGTGCGGCGGGGGGTGAACGACTTGTGCACATACCCGCCGGGATTGTAGTACGGGACGTAGTTCCACCTGCCGTCGTTTGCGGGGAAGCAAAAGGGTACGACGCTCTCGCCGTATCCGATCGGCGCACCGCCGCGCACGTCCGGCGAGTCGCCCATTTCCACGCCGTCCCACGAATTGGACATGTCGCGGAGGAACACGCAGGCCATGCGCTCCGCGACGGCCTCCTTGAGGAACGCGAAGTCCTCGGAGCGCAGCAGCTTCCTTCCGTTCGCCGTCTTCATGCCGACGCCCTCGATGCCGTTGGAGAGGACGGGCGCTGTGAGCGCGTAGTCCGTCGCGCTCTGGAGCGACAGCGCGACGGCGAGAAGCGGCATGGCGAGGACGGTGGTCATTTGTAGTAAACCCCGATTGTTATGGTGACGTCGCCGTCTTCTCCGCCGACCTTCACTTCCACGTTGGAGTCCGCCGCGCTCGCGAACGTGACGGTGTTGGTCGTCGCGCCGGGGCCTCCGACGGTCCTGGACTCGGAATCCGTGCCGACGAACTTGACTGCGCCGCCGCCGAACAGGCCGGGATCGCCGATCTCCATGTAGTGCAGCGACACGCCGCCGCCGCTCTCCACCTTCCGCGTCAGGATCTTGTGGCTCTCGTTCTCAGACCGCTTGGCGGGGTCTGTCAGCAGGGACGCCAGATTCTCCTCGCAGTTGCTGGCGTTCGTCCAGTTTGAAAGGCCGAAGTACTGCAGCGGGGTCGATCCGGCGAAGTTGTACCGCGTCTCCACCCCGTTCTCTCCAAGCAGATCCCATTCCACCGGGACTCCGCCCCTCTTGCCGAGGATTGAGTTGTTGCCGATGTTGCCCCACCTGTTTATCGACAACTTGCCTGCGGAGTTAACGATCAGTGACTCGTTGTCCACTTCCGCCACGGAGTTCGTCTTCCCTTCAAGCACCAAGATCCTTCCGTCGAATCCGTCGTGGGTTGTTGCCGCATTGTCCTTCTCGCTGTTTACGCTGGTTTCCAGTTCGTGGATTTTTGCGTCCAGGCTTTCCAGCCACTCGTTGTTCTGCATTGCTGCCACTTCCGCCGCCATTGCCTTCTTTGCCGCAATGTACGCGGGGTAAGCCGGGTGCGTTATGTCGTCAACGGATGCAACGAAGCCGCCTACGACTTCGCCATTCACATCGACATCAACGGCGATCATCTGTGGTATTCCAAGCTCGTCAAGCCAAACAATGTCCATAGAACTTGTCGTAATCTGGTACGCTGGCTCGTAGTACGGACCGTCGCCGAAGGCGGACAGGATGGACAGCGCTGCAAGCGCGGCGACCTTCTTCATAGCTGCACCTCCTCCATGCCGTTTGTGGTTGCAAGGCTTGTGCCTGGCTGGATCAGCACTCCACGCGCGTCGAACCACCCGGCGAAGCGTTCAACGCCGTTCGTCGATACCGAAGACACGCCCGAAAAGACGAGGTTTGTGGGTGTCGCCGTTATCGTGCCATGCGGGTTGACGTACGTCCCCGTGCCGTTCCACACGAACAGGCAGCCGTTCGTTATCCCCTGCGCAATGGCCGAGGCCGTGCAGTTCGCCGTCGCCAGCGCCTTGTCGGTCGGATGCTGCCAGACCAGGCGCACTGCGTTCGTGCCGCTTCCGGCCTCGACCACGGTCACGCCGTTCGTCGTAGTGACTGTAGCGTTCGCCGCAAGTTCGGCGCGGCTTGCGAAGATTGACCGCGCCACGTAGTTTGTGACCCATTCGCGGGTGGCGATCTTCACGTCATCCGCTGTGGCCGCAAGCAATGCGGTGGCGCACAGGGCGATAGTAATAAGTTGCTTCATCTTGTTATTCCCTCCTTTGCGAGTTTCGGGGTAAGGGCTCCGTCCTCTATTGTGCATGTGAACTTGTGCCAAAGCCCCGTTCGCGGGTCGCGCAGGTACGTGTCTTCCGGCACAATCGGCAATTCGGCCTCGTCAACGTTCAGCGACGACGCCACGATGCGGAGCGCACCTTCGCCAAGGTGTACGCTGTCGCCCTGCGGCGTCCGCGCCGAAACGCGGTACTTCGCCTTGCCCTCGTCCGGGAAGTAAAGCCCGGATGCGTACACGCGCCAGTCTCCGCCCGGCATGGCGTCGCACTTCGCCGCCGCGCCGCTCGCGTCGGTAGGCGTGGCGAAGTGAACCTCCACGTTCTCAAGGTCGGCTGGAACGCCGACAAGCAGGGCGCGGAAAGCGGATCCGCGTCCCACCTCCGCAAAGGGAAGGGCGGTTGGCGAACCCTCTTTGATTGGTATGATGAACATTGGATTTCTCCTTATTCGTCTTCGTCCTCGTCGCCGCCTCTGTCAAAGGGGTTGGGCAGCGCGGTGGGTTCCTCGAAGTCCGTGTTGTCGATTTCCTCCATCGCCTCGTCGATCTCTTCCTGCGTGACCGATCCGGCGGCAACCTCCTTCAACACCCGCACCGCGCACTTCGCCTCGATGCGCTTCACCTTCGGCGTCTTGTTCGGCATGTTGGCCGTCTGCGTCAACGCCTGTGAAAGCGAGGCGACGTCCACCACGTCGAACTTGGACGGGTAGGCCGGTTCCCACGCCTTGAAGCTCTTGTCGAACATCTGCGAAAGCTCGATAAGCGCGGCCTCCGCGTGTTGAATGACTATGGCGCGATTCGCAAGCGTGGAGTTCGTGTCCAGCTGGTCGAACTGCTTGGATTCCGCCGTCTGAATCTGCCGCGTTTCCTTGTTGAAGAGCGCAAGCCCCACCATGTCGAAGAGAAGGGAACGCTTGCGTCCCGCCTCTTCCGTAAGCAGCTTGAGGTCGCCGCTCGGCGTGATGAAGCGCGATATGCCCTTGTCGTTCTCTCCCTCCATGATCGGAATCTTGCGCCCAAGGGTCAGCTCGCGTATGATGGACACGACGCTTTGCCCGTTCACATTCTTTTCCAAAAGGCGCGTTTGAAGCGAATTGCCGATGGACGCCGGAATGACGAGCTGCGGGAACACGGTCTCGGTCAACGTCTCGTAGTGCATGGAGTCAAGGTTCAGAATCTGCGCCTGTATGTTCTCCACGTCGTCGAACCACCACGCCTTTGCGCTCGGTCGCCCGATAAGCGCGAAGGGTATGCGCTCAAGCCCCGGCAATACCACGTTCTCGCGCAGGCCGGAAACGGTGCCCTTGTCCGTCTGCTCGGTGATGTACACCCGCCCGTCCTCGCGCTTCTCGTACAGGGTGTAAAGCATGGCGTCCTTCGCGGACTGCCTCGGATCGTCGTTTTGGTAGATGGCGGAGCGCGTTATCAGCCACTTTATGTTGCCCGCCGCGTCAATGCACCAGTCTGGCACGTCCAGAGCGTCCCAAAGCACCCACTTTATCGGTGCCTTGCTCGCCTCCGTCTCGCTCTCGCCTTCCTCAAGCGGGGCGCGGTCGGCCTGTAGCCAGCACCACCGCCCGTAGGTGAACGCCGTATTGACGCGCTGCATGAAGTCGTGGACGCTCTCGCCCTCGCCCGTGCAGTTGTCGAGAAAAGCCTTGTCCGCGCCGTCGCGCTTCGCCTGTTCCTTGAAGATGTACTGGTTGATCTTGTTGGCAACGCGCCCCGCGTCGTTCACAAGCCCCGTGCGATCCTTCCGCCCGACGATTCCCCGCGTCGTGTCGCCGCTCCATGACACGTCCGTTTCGTTCGGCGCGCGCCAAAGCCGCTCGTCTATGTAGTCCCGCCCGCCGTCCACGGCAAGCGCGTTGCGCCTGATCTGCGCCTCGCGCTTCGCCATGATCTTGTGCTTCCTGTCGGTAATGCTCATGTGTGCAATCCTCCTGACTATGGCCGATAAATCAAAGGTCGATTGCAAGGCTGGAACGCCCGTTTGCGAATATCTCGTCCTCGCGGCTGTAGCGTCCGGCGTCGATGGTGTGGTTGTCCTTGTCCGGGTATTCGTTGCGGTTCGTGCCGTCGCGCATCTTCGCGTACATGTACTGCTTGTGTTCGCGGTAGGTGTTCGGGCACCTCACGGGGTCGATTTCGATCGCCACAAGGTCGCGTTCCCACTTTATGCCGCGTTCCACCGATCCGCCGGGCTTGTACGCTTGCATGAGGCCGCGAACGCCCAAGTCGCGCATTTCGTTTATCACGCCCTTGCCTCCGCCGCCCGGATCGCCAACTATCTTTGTGTTCAAAAGGTCGCGTTCCTCAAGAGCGGCGTACACCTCCCTGTTGCGGGCGTCCACCTTGTACCATTCATCGAAGAACTGTAGAACGCCGCCTATGTCCACCCCGTCCACGTATCGCGGTATGTAGTTCGTGCCGACAAGCACCGTGGGGTCGCCCTGCCCGAAGTCCATACCCCACCGCTTGCGGCGCATTTCCTCGATCTCTTCGTCCGTGAACCTCCGTTCGCGGATGTTGCGGAAGATTTCATTGCCCGTGCCGGTCACTTCGCCAAGGTACTCGTGGCGGTAGCGCATTTCGTCCTCTGCGCGTATGGCCTCCATCCTGTGAAAGAAGAACGGGCCGAGCCATTCTTCAGGAATGTCCTTGTAGGTCGTGTGCAGCACGAAACGGCGCGGATTCAGCTTGCCAACCTCCACGTTCACCCACGACGCCGACGATTCGGGCGGGTTGTAGGTGAATATCGCCTGAAAGTGCGGCCCGCCGCGTCCAAGGGTCTGCAACACGGTGTCGATTTCCTTCATTCCGGCGAACTGGTCTGTTTCCTCGAACCACGCGCCCTGCACGTAGCCAACCTTTGCCGTTATGCCCTTGGACTTGCTCGCCTCGTCCATCCCCTCGAAGAAAATCTTTTGCCCCGTGTGCCTTGCGGTGATCTCGAACGGCGAAGTCTTGAACTTGAAGAGGTCGCACCAGTTGCGCCGGGATATGGCCTTGTACATTTCGGCGTAAACCGTAGCCTCGATTTCGACCTTGTGCTTCTTGTAGCACACGAAATTGGCAAGCGGGTCGCGCATCACGCAGTCCACGCCGCGATTGGCCGCTACCGTGGTCTTTGCCGATCCGCGCCCGCCCTTGCACCAGTATTCGTCCTTCTCCCACGACCGCATTGAACGCCACATGGGGTGATAGACGGACGGTATGAATTGTGACGTTCGCAGCACCATCAGATGTCGTCAATCATCTTGGGAATCTCTTTAATCGCGATCTGCTCTTCCATTTCCCCCTGCAACTCCGCCAAGAGACGCGCCGCCTTGACGTTTCCAGCTATGGCCTCGTCGTACATGCGCAGAGCGACCGCGCCGCCCATAGACAGGCGCGGGTCTGCCTTGGTCGGCGTGTCCCTGAATATCTCCGCCCATTCGCGCATGGTTCGCTTGAGGCGGCGCACCTTGCCTGACTTTATCCCCGCACGTCGCCCCATTTCCCGCGCCTCTTCGCCGGGCTTGAACGGCTCATGCCTTGGCTTGCCCATTTCCCCCTCCCATTATGTCGAAAAAGTCCATTTGAGAAGTCTCGCGCACGTCCGGCTTTCTGCCGCGCCCGCTGCCAATCATGCCGTTTGCCAGCGAAAGCCATGCCGGGTTGCGCTTGGTCAGCGACTTCCAGCGGGCGTGTACCGTCTGTAGGCTCTGCCCGGATTCGCCCGCTATCATCTGCAAGCTGCATCCCTGCATCATCCGGCACACCATGCCCGCCTCGTCGTATGACAGGGAAGAGAACATGTATATCACGCGGAGAAGGTGCTCGCGCTCGTCGGGGTTTAGCGGCGACTCAATCACGGCTGGAATGTCCCTTTGGACTCCATGCCGCGCTATCCTGTCGCGGCAGTTCTCGTCACGCGCCGCGTCCAGCGAAATTACAGAATGCCCCGCCTTGGAAAGTCCACACCCGTCCTTTCCAATCGCGCATCCAAGGCATATTTCCCGCAACCGTTCAATTTCCTTGGCGTGTCGGCATTTTGCGCAGTTCGCCAATAATATGTTCCTTTCTAACCTTTCATCTTGACTATGGCCTGTAAATCAAACGGTTTTCCGCTCCCACGCCTTGCCCGTCCAATGCGCCCAGACAAACCTCCACATGGGATAGTATGCCGCCGCATCGTGGAACGCGGTAAACGCCCTGCCCTGACTCCCAAGGCGGTAGCTGCCCTTGACCTCGTGGAAGGTGACTTGTCCATCGTCGATCGTCATGAAGTCCGGCGTGTACCTCCCGCCGCCGGGCAATCGGAGCGTCACGGCCTCGAACCGCCCCTTGCCAAGCAGCACGTCACGGTTGTACCTTTGTTCCGTCTGCGTCATCTTGCCCGTAGCGGCGCGTAGAGGCACCGCCACGCTCTCGGCGGGGTCGTAGGGTACAAGTGCAGGGGTCGGCGTCGCGGGCGCGTGCGCGGGGGTTCTGGCGGGGTTTGGCGCGGCCTCCGGCGCGGGTGCGGCTCTGCGTCCCTGCTTGCTGGCGAGATTCCGCTTGTAGGCGTCCAGCATTTCGGGCGTCCATCGTGGAATGTAGTTGCTCATGGTTCGACCTTCCTCGCGTGCGCGTACGCACGGGCGTGTACGCGCACGTGCGCGTGTAGAAGTTGCTCAAGATTTACAGATGTTGCTACTAGCATTAGCACTAATTCTCCTTTCCTGGCGACTACTAATTCTATAATTATTATCTACTCTTATCTCGTCCGCATTTTGTCCGCATCCGCGTCCGCATTTTGTCCGCAAACGATGCGGACATTTTGCGGACACATTTGCGGACATTTTGCGGACGAGATACGCGCGTGTGCGCGTGTTCGCGCGCGAGGGTCATCGCGGCCTCCTCGTCGGAAGCGGACGGACGGGCGCACCGGCCTTTCGCAGCTCTTCGCGCTTCAACGCCTTGCGCACGGCGTCCATCGCCCTGCGCTTTGCGGACTGTCCGTTGTGTTCCTGCCAGTTGGTGACTGCAAGGCGTCCGTCTGCGGAGAACGACAGCCAGCCGGAGCTTGACAGGCTCGCCGCCGTGCCCTGTAGCCTCGCCACGGCGTCCACCTCGTCCGGGTCGGCGTACAGGGTGCCGTCCGCCGTGTTCTCGTCCAGCCACGAATAGAGGCGGAAGAACGCAAGGAATGCGTCGCCCCTCGAACATCCGCAGTCGTGCGCCAGCCTGACAATGGCGGGCTTCTGCGGGGTGTCAACGTCTATCTTTATCCACCTCATTGGTTCCGTCCTTTCTTCGGTTCCAGACCGTCCTGCAGGATGCGTTCGCGCTCCGAAAGCTGCCACACGTAGTGCTTGCCGTCGTCGTCGCGCTGCCGCGCCAGCCATTCCGCCTCGGCGCGTCGCCTCGCGGCGTCCTTCGAGAGTATGAACCCGCCGCCGAAAATGCCGGATTCCTTCACCTTGTCCTGCGCGTCAAGCCGCCGCGTGAAGAGTGCCTCGCCACGGCGGACGGACAACACGCCGCCGCGCTTCGCTATGCGCTGCAACCCTGCGGCGGTCGCCACGTCGTCGGGATAGTCGTACTTCGGCAGCGGCTTGGCCGTCTTCTTGTTCGCCGCCTCCACAAGCCTGTAGAGGTCGCCGCAGACCTCGATTATGTTCTCGCCAAGGTTAGTGACGAAAGAGGTCGGCACCTTCGCGCCGTTCTCGTACTCGATCTGCGCACCGCACACCACAAAGTTGGTCTTGTCGCTCTTGCCGTTCGAGAAGAGCGTAAGCGCGGGCGCGAACAGGAAGTAGCGGACATGCCAGCGGTTGTAGAAGCGCAGTATGTCCGACAGGATGGAGAAGGGCGGGTTGTCCACCACAATGCAGTCTTCTGGATAGTGGAACTGCTCGTAGTCCTTCCCCGGCCAGAACGGGCGGCATATCGGGTTCCCGCAGGGCAGCTCGTAGTGCTTCCGGCACCATTCCAGCACCGCGTCATAGACCGCTTCGGGCGTATAGCAGTCGTCCGTCGTCTTCTTGGGCTTGAACTTCTCCACGAAAGCGGCGTATTCCGGCGACACGTCCGCGAAAGTCCCCTGTGTCTCTATGTTCATTTGGGCATCCTCCATTTCTGCGCGTCCGCAACCGTGCGGAACGTCTCTGCGGTAAGCCCCGCATATAGCCATTCTCTCAAGTCCTTTTTGGGCGGCGTGACAAGCCGGTACATGCGCCCCAGGTCGTGCGCCAGCCGTTCCGCGCCCTCTATCCCCGGACGCCACACGGTGCGCATCGGCGCACCTCCCGGCGCAAAGGTAATGCGCTCCTTGAAGCGGTCGTTGTCCGTGACTACCGTCACGCGGTTGACGTGCAGGCGTTCGCAAAGCCTTTTCAGGTGATCCACGCCCGTGTTGCACGAGGATCGGCCAACCGTGGCAAGGCCAATCGAATATCCGGCGGCGCAGTCCGTCGCGCCCTCGCAAACCACGATCTCGCGGCCTCTCACGCCGTGCGAGACGGTTTCAGCCGCCGCCATGTCTGGATCGTAGAAAAGCCCGTCGCGGCTTCCGGCCACGCTCCACTTGCGCCCGCTCACGTACTCGCGGAGCCGGACGCCTACCACCTTGCCGTCGCCGTCTCGCATTGCAAAGCACCATGCCTTGTAAAACTTCGACCGACCCACCAGTAGCCGGTCTATGTCAACCGCCCGCATATTCAGGTCGGCGGATATCTCCGTGAGCGAGTCGAAGATGTCCCTCGCGCCTCCTGGAGCCTCGAACTCGGCGCGGAACCCCTGCATTACGCGCTCCATGTCGATAAGCTGCGGGCGCGGCGTGGTGCGCTTTGGCGGGAAGGGGCGGCGAACCGGGAGCGGCCTCTCCCACATGAAGTGGATCCAGCCGCCGCCGACGCACGGCCTGTTGCTCTCCACCCTCATGCAATGCACCACGCGCCCGTTGTCCGCCGTGCCACACCATGAAGTATGGCCACACACGGCACAAGGGTTTCTTTTGCTGACGGGTGTCCATCCGTCGCTCATGCCGACACCCCCAGCGCACGTTCCGCGCTCCAGCCTCGGCGCAAACGCTCACCGATGGTGTTTGCATCGATCCCAGTCAGCCGTGACCATTCGGCGATGGTGTGCGTCCGCCCTGCGGCAGTCACATGATGGCAGATTCGACGGTTGTTTTGCTGTGCTCCCGTGTCAACCCATCGGCAGTTGTCGGGCGAATAGCCCCGGTCGTTGTCGATCCTGTCTATCGACAGGTTGTCGGCGTAGCCGTGCGAAGTCGCCCATTCGCGGAACGCGGCGAAGTTGCCGCGCCATTCGGGGCAAACCTTTATGCCGCGCCCGCCGTAGCTGGTGAAGTCCTTGTCGTTGTGATTGTAGCATCTCCGTTTCATGCCCGTCCAGATGCGATACAGCCGTGTCCCGTGGCCACCGTGTACCGTCATGCGTATGCGGTTGTTTTCCGCCAAGAGTCCGTGTTTGGCCGTTAGTTCACGGCTCAGGCATCCGCAGGACTTCGTGCCGCCTCTTGCAAGATTACACCAGTCCACGTCCTTCTCGCGTCCGCAGTCGCAGCGGCAGTGCGCCATTATCGTGTTGCGCTTGCCGCGTCTCTCCCTGCGGATTCCAACGACTTCAAGCCGCCCAAAGCGGCGGCCAATGCGTTCATTGTCCGTCATTGTCTTGCCCTCGTGAAATGCAAAGCGCGGGCGCAGACGGCATGAAATCCGCCCACGTCCGCGCCTGTGTCTGAATGTGTCAGGCGGCGGCTATCGCGTCCAGCGCGGCGCGTTCGTGGCGCGTAAGCGGGATTTCCCGCTTGCCCGTGTCCGATTCGGCAACGTCCAGCAGCGCGGAAATCTCGCTGTTGAAAAGCTCCTCGGCGTAGCCGTCGAAAGTGCCGCGCACAAGCCTCGACCCAGCAAACAGCTTGATGTACATGGCGGCGGGAATCGTGACGCTTACGCCGTCGTGCGCGTCCGTCCGTCCAAAATGGATCGCGTCGCGCCTCTTCGACTTCGCCCATTCCGCCAGCTCTTCGCGGCTTGTCTCGTGCCTCTCGGCGTAGGAGCGAATGAAGCGCAGGCCGTCGGCAAGCATCTTGCGACGCCACGGCATAAGTGCCGCGTCCCTCACCTCTTGCGCCGTTCCGTAGAATAGCCGCCCGTCCGGCGACCTCAAGGCCGTGCCTCGCTTCGTTGCCACGGTGCACCAAACCGCACCCTTGGCCGTGTTCGTGTTCTTCTTCGCGGTCTTTCCCGCCGTCCGCGCGTCTTTCCGCGCCGCCTTTTCTGTCTGCCTCATGGTCTCTTACCTCCATTTTCGGGCATGATAAACCCCGCACAATGAAGGGTAAGAGATGCGCACGGGTGCGCAGACCTTCAAAGTGCGGGGAAAGTGTTTGGCTTACCCGCGTTGCAAATACATTCTCGTTTCGGTCTCTTACCTCCTCAACGGAACGTGGACATGATACCATTTCGCGGCGCGTTGCGCAAGGGGGTCGCTGAAAATTTTTCATGACTTGCCCCCCGTGTAGGTCACGCAGGCGGTCAGGGTCGCCGCCGCAAGCCAATACACCATCATGCGCCAGTTGCACTTGGCCGCATACGGTATGCTCGCCGCAACGTCAAGCACGATAAGCACCGTTGGAAATATGTACTCCGTTTTCATCTTGCACCTCTGCACTTTACATGGTTCGGCAGTTCCCGCCGTACAAAATTGCTCAATTTGTTTTTGAACTCTGCAAGATTCACAATGTCCGCTTCGGATAGCATTTCCGAAATAACGCCGTCTGCGGCAATAGATATTTTCGGGAATGCCCTATCGGAAAACGCAAACGACACTTGCACGTCGTGTACGAAAAAATTCAAGTTCATTTCTTTAGTCCTTTCTTGTATTTTTCCACCAAGCTTGTTAGCTTGAACTCGCGTTGCATTGGCCGCGTCGGAAGGGGAAGCGTCAGGCGTTTCGTCACGCCCTGTTCCGGCGTCCACCCCGCCTTGCGCCAAGCATCCGCCACGCCGTCAAGCGGGTAGTCGCAGCCCTCGCCGTTCCCGCTCTTCGCGTTCCAGAACGCGGCGAACGCGTGGCGGCACACAGCCATGACCTCCGGCGGGCAGTCCGCGCATCTGCGCTTCACCGCCACGCCTGCGCCCTCCTGTCGATCATGCGCTTGGCTTCGTCGAACCGCACGGGAGCGCGGACGCCCCAGCGTTTCAGGCACTTGGTCTGCTTGAGGCTCGCGTAGCCGTTCTGCAACCTGCGGAAGTATTCGTCCAACAGCTGCTTGCCCTGCGCGTAGGGTATCGTGTCGGCGTCAACGCCTATGCGCTGCATAAGCACCATCTTCTGCTTCTCTGTAAACCGCTTGTGCCTGTCCCATCCGCGCTCCTTCGCTGGCGTCAAGTCCCATTCGTTGAACGGGTCTATGTCCGTCAGCATGAACGCGGCGCGGCTCTTTAGCGCGGCGCGTCTCGCGGCCTCCGCCCTGCGCCGCTCGTCGGCAAGCTGCTGTTCCTTCTTGAGCGCGTCGGCCATGTCGACCGGCTTTCCGCTCTCCCTCGCCTCACGCGCCACGGCCTCCACAACCTCGTCGGATATGTTGCCGCCGAGGATGTCTGCGGATGTCACGAGCTTGTGCCGCCCCGCGTTGCCGCAGAAGTCCACTATCAGGCAGGCGGGCTTGCTGCTGTTGCGGATCATCGCGCACCGCTCCGCGTCCGTTTCCGCGTCGCCCAAGAGGTGCGCTATCGAATCGTGCGGGCGCGTCCCGCGTCCGGCCATCTGCGCGTAGAGGGCGCGGCTCTTCGTCGGCCTCGCCATTACGATGACTTCCACGCCGGAATCGTCGAACCCCTCCGTGAGAACGCCCACGTTCACGACAAACTGCACCACGCCAGCCTTGAAGTCGGCAAGCATCTTGCGCCGCCGCTCCTTGTCCGTCTTGCCGCACAGCCACACGGCCTTGTCCGGCCTGTAGCGGTTTATGATTTCGCACAGCCGCTCGGCCTGCTTCACCGTGGTTGCAAAGACGATTGCCCGCCTTTCGCCGCATATCTCCACGGTCGGCACCGCCACGCGCTGCAAGTTGTCTTCCTCTTCCATCACCTCGGCAAGCTCGCCTTGGTTCAAGTCGCCCGCCGTGGTCTTGATGTTCGAGAAGTCCATGCTTTCGACCGTCACCATCTGTTGCTGGACGGGTACGAGCCAGCCTTGGTTTATGGCGTCAAGTATCTGGTAGTCGTATGCCACCGCGTCGAACACCTGGCCCAAAGCCTCCTCGTCAGCGCGGTCTGGCGTCGCCGTCACGCCAAGTATCTTGCATTCCGGGTTTTGTCGGTAATAGTCGATAACTCGTCGGTAAGTTCCCGCCGTGGCGTGGTGCGCCTCGTCTATGACGACAAGGCCGAAATCGTCCGGGAGGAACTTCGTCATGCGTCCGCCGCCGTCGCCGCCGCTGCATTGCGTCTGCACGGTCGATACGACGTATGGCGGCATCTGGCCGAAGAACCCCGCCGTGTACTCGCCCATTTCCACGCCGCCGTCAAGCCCGGTCACGCGCTTTATCTTCTCCGCCGCCTGAAATATCAGCTCTTCGCGGTGCGCAATCACCATCGAACGGGCGGGCTGGAAGCGTCGCACGATTTCGGAGAATACCACTGTCTTGCCAAGGCCGGTTGGCAGCACGATAAGGGCGGAGGTGTTTTCCTCCCACGCCTTGAACGCCCCGGCAATGGCGTTTTCCTGATAGGGCCGCATCTTCATTTCGCCGCCCTCCGCTGGTAGAATACGCAGGACTTCGCCAAGTCAGGCGTTGCGTGCATTTGGATGTCGCAAGAGACAACGAGCATCGTGTCGCCCGTGTCAAAGTCGATTTCCTGCTGGTGCATCCCGCAGAAGTGCTTGCACGTGTCGCAAGTCGGCGGCTCCGGCGTCTCGATCTTGAACGTGCGCCCGACGCTGTTGTAGTAGTACCGCACCTTGCTTGGCGGGTACGCGCTTCGGATCGTGCAGAAGGGAATGCGGAGATTCCCAAGGAAAATGAGCTGGATGTACTTGCCGCTCCGCAGCGGGTAGCGTCCGCGATTGTGGGTCGTGTCGTACTCTATCAGCTCGCGTGGCGTGTGCGCGTCGATCTTCAACGGGCGCACCGCCAGCAGTTCTGCCGAAGTCTGCCCGTGCAGCTTCGGGTATTCGTGGCTGAATCGAATCGTGTTCATGGGTGCCCTCAATAGTTCATTGCTTTGCGCCATTCGCTGCGGAAGTCTTCAAGGCGGCAATCGCTGAAAATTATTTCATCGTCGAAAGCATCCACGGTGACTTCCACGTTATTGTCCACTTGCTCGGCATACACTACCCTGTCGGCGCGAATAAGTGAGCCGTGAAACTCGATGATTCCATTTCCGCTCATGCCGCGCCGCCTTTCTTCTCGCCATCCGGGTCGATCTCGTCCAGCATCGCCAGCACTTCGGCGCGGCTGTACTTGCGCGTCGGCTTCGCTTCGCGGACGCGGCGATCCACGGCGCACAACGCCTCCGCCATTTCGCCAAGCTTTCCGTCCCAGAAGTTGCCGCCCTTGCTGTCGTTCTTGCTTTTAGTAGAGAGGACGGCAACCTCTTTGTATAGGATATTCCCCGCCACCGCTTGCAGCTCTTCGCGGGTTGCCTCGATGACAATGCCGGGGAACTTCGCCCCGTCTGCCATCTGTAAGTCACCAACACCTATGACAGTCACTTTGCCACCTCGCTTTCCTGTGGGTGCCCAACGCAACCATGCTTGAAACAGTAATGGTCGAAGTCGCAGTCCCCAAGAGGTATTTGCTCGACTCCGAACTGCAACAGCCGCGCCAGCTGCGGCATCGCCTCGCGGCGGTCTGACGGATCGAAGTATTCAAGCGGAACGTCCCAGCCGCCCATACGATACGACAGCGGGTGTGTAATGCACAATCCGCAGTGAAGTTTTCTGCTGCCGTGGAACTCTTCGTGCGCTTTCGGCTTTATTTCGCATCGCGCACAATCGTAGGGCTTGCCCGTGAAAGGGCATGTGCCGTTCTTGACCTGTTCAATCAGTTCTTCGAGGCTCATTTCGCACCGCCTTTCGATATGTCGCCGCGTCCATCCATGCGCCCCAGAATCAGAGCCGCTTGGTTCTTCGCGTCAAGCCTGTCAACTCCCTTGCCGTGCAGCTCCAGACACGCATCCGCGCCAGCGAACTGCAAGTAGCCGTCAACATAGACGGCAACGCACACGAAATGCGCCACGCCCGCGTCTATCCCGATCGCGTTGCGCATTTCGTCCACCACCATGCGCCCGTGGTTGTAGGCGCGTTCGTCGAACTGACCAAGCGCGTACTTCGCATCAGCTGCGGCGTCGATTCGTTTGGCGTATGCCTCGAATATCTCATCGAGGAAATGTCCGCGCAGGGTCGGCTGCGGCGTCATGCGCAGGGCTATTTCGCGGGCGCGGTGAATTTGCCGCGCATCTTCGCGCAAGTCGGCTGCAACGTCCTTGAGGCTGTCTTTAGATGTCATGGCGCACCGCCTTTTCCAAAAGCCACTTGCTGAATGTCAGCTTTACCGTGCCGTCGGGATTCTGCCCGGACGGTGAGCCAGTCCAGTCGAACCATGCCGTGCGCAGCATCTTGTGGTCGCCTCCGAACATGTCACAGTTGCGGGGCTGTCCCAATGCGAGAAGTGCGGCTGCAATTCGATCTTTCAACTCGCAAATCTCAGACGAGACATCTTCGCCACCTTCGCTTTGCCATATAGCATCTGCGAGGTCATGGCACTTTTCCAAAGCCTGGCGCATCGCTGCGGTGTTGCCGATAGGCATGTTGGCGTACTTTTCGTTGGTCAGCTTCACGCCCTGCGTAGCCGCACGGGTTGCCGCTTCTATGCACTCGCGCTTTACCGCCGCATCTACGCGGTCGGCAAGCGTCATGTCGTACTTCGTGAGCGCGGGTTCTGGCCACGCGCCAGCTCGCGCACGTATCTCCGCCGTTATGTCGGCGGACGTTTCGGGTTTGTCGCTCATCGGGTTTGTTCCTCTCTTTCTACGCCTTGAACTCCTTCGGGTTGTTCTCGTACTGCGCCTGTGTCTGAAAGCCCGTCTCGTGACAGGCCGAACAGCTACCGCGCCCGTTGCCTTGGCATATCCGGCAGACGCAATAGGGCTTGGTGAACTTCGCCGTGCGCACCGCGTTCTGCAAGTCGATAAGGTCGGCTTGCCTGAACTGCGCGACTGACGGATCCTTTTCGTCCATCGCCCGCTTCAGAAGGTTCGCCGCCGCCCTAAGGTGCGTCTCGATCTCGTCGCGCACGGTCTCGGCCTTGAACGCGCCGCGAATCTGCATTGGAATCTCCACGCCGAACCTGTCCGTCCCGACGCCCGCCGCATGGTCGTATGCCGGAGGGCGGGAAGGGTTTTGCGGCGCGGTTTTTGCCGCCGCAATCGGGCGAATAGGTGCGTTTTTAGGTTTTGGCGCGTTTTCGCCTGTCTCGTCGCCGTTTTCCGTAGTTTCCGATTTTGCGAAGTCTCTCATTGAGATACTTTCGCGGGTATGAAAAGTCTCTCTTTGAGATACTTTCCGCGCCGTCGGAAGGGGACGTTTCGGCACCGTGTGAATCCGTCCGCTGGACGATACGCGCTTCGGGGTCAGCTCTTCCGCCCGATCCGCAATGAAGCGCGTCACCATGCCAAGCGATATGCCGCACGTCTCGACAAGGTTCTCCGCCGTCGGGTCGTTCGCTCCGAAAAGCTCCCGCCGGTTCTCCCACGCCATTTCAAGCGTGTGCCGCTTGTCGGCGTTCGACCGCCTAAGGCCGTGGTTCGCGTTCGCGCCAAGGGCGAACTTGAGCGCGTCCGCGAACGTCCCCGGAATGACTTCCGCCTTCACAAACTTGTAGCCGTCGGCCTCCGCCGCCGCGACGCGGTGGAATCCGTCGGCAAGCCAGAGCGTGTCGCGCTCCGCGTCCGCAAACACAGTGACGGGCGGGAACTTCGCCTTGCCTCTCATTGCGTCCGCGTAGTCTTCCACCGTGTCGGCTGACAGGGCGACGCGGGTCTGCAAGGTCTCGCGCTCCAAATCCTTGATTGCGATTTTCTCTATTGCCATATTTTCTCCTTTCAAGTTGGTTTTGGTTGCCGTCTTTCCGGCGTTTTCCTTCTCGCCACGGTTTATTGGCCCACTATTCGAGCGCATCCCCGCTTGCGCCACGGCTTCACGGCTTCGGGGCACGTCTGCCCGTCGGCTTCCCCGTTTCGCGGCTTCACGATTCCACGTCGGCCCGCGCTCGCCTTTTCCGCTGTCAAAAGGGCATGTCGCCGTCCGCAAGGTCTGCCGCGACCAACGCCCACTGTTCGCCGGTCATGTCCTGCTGGTCTTTGCCGTCCGAATGCCTGTCGATCGCGGCAAACCACCGTTCCTGCAACTCCGCCTGCGGCATGGATTCGTTCGCCGTGGAGAACTCGTCCCATACCTTGTTCGCGCCGTCCATGCCGTCGGGGTATGCCGCTTCCGCTTTCGCGGGCGGTGCCTTGGGCGCGGGCCTCGTCTTCGCGGGCGCGGGCTTTGCGACAGGCGCGGCCTTGGGCGCGGCTGCTGGCGCGGGCTTCTTGGCGGTCATATCCCCCGACGGCGAAGCCGGAGCCGCAACGCGGGCGCTAGCGGGGTGCACCGCCTTTGGCTTGCCGCCGAAAGCCGCCTTGAACTTCGCGCCGTACTTCGCCATGATAGCCGCCTTGTCGCCGCTCTCGGTGATCTTGCCGCCGCCGTGCTTCGCGCTGTGGCCGGGTTCGTTCACCCATTCGATGTTCTGGTAAGTCTTGCCCTGCCACGTCTGCGTGGCAAGCGTCACCTCGACCATGCCGATTGCGTCCACGTTCGCCGCATCCGTCCACCAGAACGGGTCGGAGCCGTCCCACTTCGACCAAGCGCAGATTCCCTCGATGACCTTCGTGTTCACGGCTCCTTCCGCGTTCACGAGGTTGTAGTACTTGTACTTCTCCATCGGGTATTCCTTGCCGTCCGTCCCCGTCTGCGTGTAGGCGTTGCCCTGTTCGTCGCAAAGGGTGAAGTGGATCTCAAGTTTCAGCGCGTCGTTCTTCTCATAGACCGCCGCGACCGTGGGGATTGCGTTATAAACGCCGTCTTGGATGTTCATTTTCATTTGCCTTTCATTTGCTTGTGAAGGGTGGGGCGGATTATTCCGCCCTGCCCAAAATCTCGTTCCACGGGATCGTCTCGCCGTCGTTCACGGCAAGGCACGGTTCGCCCGAATGCGTCCGGCTCTTCGCCCAGAACTCGGGTGTGCATTGCAGATAGACGAGGCGGCAACCGCCGCTTGCCTTTTTCTTGTCGTTGCCCATAACGCCGTCCGTCATGAACCAGACCTGATCTGCGGAGTTGAAGAGGTCGTGGCGAATGGACTCCTTGCCGCTCTTCATCATGAATGCGTCGAACTGCCACTGCTTCATGTCGTTTAGGTTCGCGTCCGGCACGGTGTCGTCAACGGCGTGTGCGACAATCACAACGTCGCGCCCTGCGCGGACGTGCGACAGAAGGGCGTTGACAAGGCGCGTGTAGTTCTTGAAGGCGTATATCGGGAACGTCGAATACCCGTAGTCCTCCGTGGAGTTGCACACCTTGCCCTTGTACTGGTCGTGCGCGAACGTGTAAGCTTTCAAGAGCTTCTGCACGACGCTCCACGAATCCAGCACGATTGTGTCCATGTCGCCGTAGCCGTCGGCCTCCAAGGTCGCGCAGAGCGTCTCGTAGTCCTTCGCGGCGTCTTCGGTGAACTCGAACGGCACGACGTGAATGTGTTTGAGGCGATCGGGCGCGAACGCGGCAAGCTTGCCTTGCAGGATCGGCAGCGACCCTTCAAGGTCGATGAACGCCGTCTCGCCCGGCTTCATAGCCGCCGCCGTTGTCTTGCCCGTGCCGCCTTTTCCGGCAAGCACGATGAACTGGCCGCGCTGAATCTTCCCTATGCCTCCGAAGGTAATCTTGACCTTCGCGGGCGTGGGCTTCGCCGCTGCTGGCGCACTTGTCCGCATCGGCATCTTTGGTATTGGTGCTGGCATTGTCTTTTTCCTTTCGGGTTTGTTGGTTTACTTGTTCTCAAGCTCCGGCGTCGCGCCCGTGACGTGGAAACCCTGCGGCGGGTTCTCCGCGTCAATCGGCTGACCCGCAAGGCAGAACGGCGCAAAGTCGCAGTTGTCGCACGTCATCTTGCCGACGTTCATCATGAACGCCGCCTCGTATGGCAAGCCGCGCTTCACGGCGTCGCGCCCGTTCGCCCTCGCGTCCACGATCTGCCCGGCCATCATGCGTTCCTGTAGCATGAACGCCTCAAGCTGCGCGTCCGTGACCGTCACTTCACGGCGGGCGAAGTAGAACTCCGGGCGGCTCAAGATGTCCTCTTTCAGCCGTTCGCAGTATTCGTCCGGCGTCTCGGCGTGGGTCTTGTACGTCTCGCCCTTCGAGGCGTCCGCAGACTTCTTGGGCGTCCCGTCGCGCTTTATGCAGCGATCGCCGTTCGCGTCAAGGACGTAGGGCAGGCCGTTTTCGTCCAAGTCCTTGACCGCATCCTTCGGGTTCAACGCGGGCTTGCGGAACACGTCGTATATCACGGTCTCGCATTCCACGCCCAACGCCCTTGCGCCAAGCACGTAGCGGCAGAGCTGCGGATTGAAGCGCAGGCGCGTCCAATACGGGCTGTCCGGCTCCACGCCCTCGGATGTGGTCTTGTGTTCGACCAAAGCAGTGCGCCCGTCCGTGAGCGTCGCCAAGCCGTCGATCTTGCCCCGCGCCTCGAACGTGCGCGTCCCCTCTATCTGGTAGGCAAATTCCACTTCCGGCTTCATTTCCGCTATGATGTCCTCGTCGCAGTAGTGTTCGACGAATGCGGCAATGCAGGCCGAAAGCTTCGCTACCGTGAACTCGTCCCAATTCTCGGCGGTCGCAAGAGCGGCCTCGAACATGGACTGCGCCATGTCTTCGGTAGTCACGCCCTCGCGCTTGCGCATTTCCGCGCCGCTGCCGTAATAGACTTCCTGCGCCTTGTGCCAGGCGGTGCCGAACACCAGAGCGTCGCCGCTCTCGATCTTGCGCACTCCCCTGTCGTAAGCGAACAGGTGCTTGCGCTGGCACAGCGTCCAACACGCCATGCGGCTTGCAGTCAATGCCTCCTTGCTCATTTCGCACCGCCTTTCTTTAGCATGTCGTCTATTTCGTCGGCAAGGTCGCTGGCCGCGACGTTCACATGTCGGCCGTCGAGCATCTCACCCTCAACGCCGCACTGTATGGTTTCACCGAGGAACGCATTGCAGCGTTTGAGCATGTTCTCATGCTCGGTCTTTGCCTTGCGTAAGGCGGTCACTTCGTCGCACAGCGCGGGCACCACGTCATCCCACGCCAAGCGGGTCACGTCGCAGTTGCTACGCAATTCGGTTCTTGAACGATTCTTGAACATTTCAAGGTCGCTATCGGTTATGATTCTCATTTGGCACCGCCTTTCTTCGCAGCCTTCTCAAGCTTTTTAAGCTCGGCATGTCCATTGCTCTTTAGTATGCTGTGCTTGGCGAGACGGCGAAGGTAGCTTATGCGAGGCTCGTTCGGTATATGCTCCATGTAGAGCCATTCGATTTCGCCCCATCCGCAACCGAACACGACACCTTCCTTTTTGTGTGCCGCCATCGCTTCGTCGCGCCCCTTGAACCTTTCCCAATTCAGGATCGGTTTGTCGGTGATCTCAATTCCCGGCGGAACGTCGCGGCGGCACTCGTCAATGTGCGCCTGTTCCTCCGGCGTCGGCTTGTCGCCGTGCTTTGTCTGTTTTATCCTCATCGGGTTTGTTCCTTTGTTTATTGCCCCGCCGTCAATCAGCGGGAAATGTTGAACACGTGCGCCGCGTCTGACATGCAGCACCACGCCAGAAGCGCAAGCGTCGCCACGGCAAGCACCGCGCCAGCCAATGCGATTGCGGCATGGAACCGCCGACGCCAGAGCCGGAACCGCACCTCGCGGTCGTACTCGCGCATTTCTTCCTCGTGCTTTTGTTGCCGATCCGCTTCGGCCATGTCGCGTATCATTATGTCGGTTATCGTCATGGGTTCCTCACTTTCTGATTCCGACAAGCTTTTCAACATTCGCCCGCAGCCAGAGGCGGCGGCTTCCGATGGTATGCGGCTCCGCCTTGTTCGGGTCGATTTCGCCCGCAACGGGGTTCTTGACCCTGCGACGGAGCGTCCGCACGGAAATTCCGAAGAACTTCGCAACGTCCTTGTCGAACATGATCGGGTTGTCGGTCTTCATCGTGTTAACTTATCCGTTAAATGGTTGCCCGGCTTTTCTGGTCGCCGCGCCGGGCGGTACGGCGTGTGCAAATGCAAGACTTCTTGGCGTTTTTCAGGACGTCGCGTTCGACGATGAATGCCGCCTCGCGGCCCGTCGCCCGCCCGTTGGCGTCTGCCTGTTTCTCAAGCAGCGTCTTTATCTCCGGCTTGAGCGGCATGTTTATGATGTGTTCCTTGCTCATGTTTCTCCTTTCAGATGTTCGTTAGGTCGTAGTCTTTCTTCATGCGTCCGATGAACTGCGTCACGTCTTCCATTGGAAGGTCGGGAAGGGGTTCGCTTTTGGGCTGCGCCTCCGGCAGCTCCCATGCGATCGAATGTTCCGATTCGACGGGTTTCAGCTTGTGGTACAGCCCGACGCACAGAAGGGTGGTTGTCTTCTTGCGGTTCTTGAAGTAGCGGGCGTAGAACTCAAGCGTCTTGCCTGTCGTGCATACGTCGTCAACCACAAGAAGGTGTCGTGCGTCCAGCGCGTCGCACTCCAAAGTGGCAGACTCCGCCCTGTAGTCGATTTCCGCCTTGTGGCTGTACTTGCGCGACTGGACTTCCGCCGTGCGGCGGAGCTTCGCGCCGAACATCTGCTGCAGGCGGTTCGGCTCCGTGGTGTGTCCGGGCACGGCCACGATCTCGCCGCAGCCGAAGTGCGCCGCAACGGAACGTATCTGCGCTTCGACCTCCGCCGCGTTCGCGCCGTACTTCTTGAAGCTGTACACGCGGTTTGCCTCGTTCGCAAGTTCGACCTTGCCCTGCGTTCGCACGGCAATTATGCTGGCGTAGCGGTGCAGACCGAAGATGCCGTTAGCACATAACAATGTCAACTGGTTTGCCATGCTTCGATGCCTTGTCTATCGTGCTTTTGGTTCCACGGCTCTTGCCGTCCCAGAACGCCACCACGCGGTCTGCGTCCGCCACAATGAGGTCGTTGCGCACATGCGGCGCGGCCTTGCCGTAGCGTCTGTAGTCGGGCTTGTGTTCTATGACTGCAAAGCCATGACGCCGCGCCCATGACGCCGCTATCGAATCCACGCCCCTTGCGCCGCCGGAAATGATGATGTCGCCGCACCGTGCGCCGATCTGGTCGCAGTCTATGCGGGCAAGTCCACGCGATCCTATTACTGCAATCTTCAT